TGGGATCTGAAATCTTGGTGGTAAACGAGATCGTCGGGCTGGACCATCATACCTTCGTCAAAACCATCGTCCGTTAAAATTGGACGAGGCCTGCGACCCGAGAGCCTGGTAATAGCGTCACGGAGAAGCTTGCAGGTGCCCACAAGGGGTACCGCATAATAGCAACTCCAAACGTTAAGCCGGTTCAGGAGTGAGAGGTGATGCTGGACGGTGTCGAGTCTTTCGACATAGACACCACGAACGGGAAAGCCCTCGAGATAATCCCCACCACACGATTCCCTAAAGGAACCAGTGGAATAAGTTTTATCTCTATTGACCTTCGCACCAAGAGCGTGCAAGCAGTCCACAACTAAGTCAAAGGCTTCTTCGAGAACGATAATATCGTCTCCGTTGACGGCCCAAGCCAGTAGTGCACCACTGCAGCACCCCATTGAACTACTCGGGGAAACGTATTGTTTCAAGCCGAGATACTCATAGGAGGCCTTTACGATCGATGAAAATAGAAGTGTCATGATGGGGAAGGTGAAACCATTTCCCATTCCGGACATCATGAACTTCTCAACCCTATTAACCTTACCATTCGGATCCTTGTACTTAACGTACTTAGACCTGAAGGTTCGGATTAAATAGGCCCACATAGGTGGGAACATTACATCAGGGACGTTTCTAGGAATGCGATCACTCGCATCTTTGAGGTCCAGCGTGCAGAAGCGGAGGTATTTCCCATCATGTACGTCAGTGACGTGCTGTTGGGACCCCCACCAAGCAAGCTCCCTGTTGATGTCCTGTTGTCGCGCGAGGTCTACCCCTAGCCTAAGGCAAGCAAGACTAGCATGATCACCTAGTGACAGCTGGACTTGCATGTTGCTTGCGGGTTGGGACATTATGCCTCGCGAGGTTCGTTCGTTTTTCGGGACTGCGATAAATTCCGCATCCGTAAAGAACGTACCATGCGCGTCGCGTCGAATCGCTTCGGCGGTCTTGCGCAACCTCGGTGCTGCGAGCATTATTCTGTCGTAGCAGTCGAGGGCATCTTTGTCACTGAAACCCATAGGAACGGTGCAGGTTTTAATACAACTTGTCAGCATCTGGCTGACT